TTTCTTACATCCTCAACAGTTATACTTAAGTGTTTAAAACTGCGATACACTAACTTCTTTTCTTTCTTTACATTCTTGTTAGTTGTTATCGGTTTGTTATCCGTTTGTTGCTCGTCTGTTAATTTGCTTGTTACTACTTGGTATTCTTTGTACTTAACTATTTGTATTATAGTGCCTTGCGAGGTTGAAACGCTTGTTATTTCGTTTGTTAATTTTAGCTTGTTTATTGCTGTCCTTATTTTTTGTGTGCTAAGACTTAGCTCTTTTGCTAGTTTATCGTATCCAGTCATTACCTGACCTTCTTTTATTTCCACTCCTCTGTAGCTTCTAGTCTTATGGTTAGCTTTTAAAAGCAAGTGTAGAAATAACCTTAGTGTATTTGGTTCGTCGTACCACTCCCATTCTAGAATCTGTCTGTGTATTTTAATCCATCCGTTACTCATTTTTTCTGCATAAAAAAAGACCTATAGGTTTGTTGATGCAGCAACTCCCCTATAAGCCTTAGATATTAGTATTATATGAATAGTAGTTACTTCTGCATTTAACCACTATATACCTATTGTAATATTTTTATTTAGTTGTACAAATATAAGCTATTTTATTTTGTATCCGTTGCTTAAAAATAAATCTATTACCTTCCTAAAAGGGTAAATCGTCTTGCGTCTCAGCCTGTACAGTTTCTTGCGCTGTAGTCTGAGCATTGTCTTTTGTGCATCTCCAAGACGATAACGTAGTGTAGTGTTGTCCATTGTATTCTCTATGCTTAATATTAAACTTTACAGCAACAGTATCTCCTACTACGTTATACTTTCTAAACTGTTCTATCTTATCTTGTCCAAACACTTCAAAAGCTATTTCATTATCATACTGCTCTCCAGTATCAACAACATAATACATCTTCTGAAACATCTTTTCTCCGCTCCCTATTGTTTGTACTTCTTCAATAGTTTTAATAGTTCCTTTTACTTCTAATTCCATAATTCAATTTTTAATTATATTATTGGCAGTTCATCCATTGCCTTATCTACTTTGCCTTGTTCAATATTCTCATTAAATATATTCAAGTCTGTTCTATCATTTTGAAATATAAAATGGTTACATAATGCTTCATACATACAATCCCTAAACATAGGGTCTTCTAGTGCGCAAAATATAGCCTCAGATAGTTGCTCATGTGTTGCACTAATTATAAGAGCTGAGCTGTCATCTTCTAAAAGACCTGAAGACCTTAAATACATTGCTGATGTATCTTCATTTAATTTTATACTACCTTTAAATAGGTTAGACACATCTAAGTCTAAATCTATTAATTCCTGTTTTCTTTTTTCTGTTAATTTCATAATTTAATTTTTTGTAAATATACTAAATTTTATCGATATAAGTCCATTAGTTTGGTACATAGTTCATTGTGATATTCTCTATACTCTTTGTCTATTTCTATTAGTCCTTTTATTTTGCTAATAGAGTGCAAAGCTGTTGCATGGTCTAGGTTAAAAATATCTCCTATCTCTGTCAGGGTTATCTTACGAACTTCGCGCCTTAGAAAATATGCTGTGAATTGCTTTGCTCTTATTATTTGCGCCTGTCTGTTCTTTACTTTAATCTTTTCTAGTGGTACATCAAAATATGCAAATATTATTCTGCATATATTTTCAATGTGTTTGTCATGATTCAAATACATTTGTTTATGTTTTCTGTAGAGTTCTTCGTCTACTGTTCTTAAATAGGCTTTAATGCCTTTGTCGGTTAAGTAATGTGCGTGGTACATAAGTAAATAAGTTTATGTCTGTGTCGATTAATATTAGTTTTCTGTTCAAGTTTTTTTCTAGCCATTTACCTTGACTATTATACCACTCTACAGCTTCTTTTTTAGTTCTGTAATACCTAGAATACTCCTCTAAATTTCCTCTACTATTGTAGACTTTGTAAATGTAGGGTTTATATCTGTCCTCTTTTCTCATTAGTCTAGTATTAGTTGCTTATTCAAAATAGAATCTTTGTATTCGTTGTAGAACTCTCTGCAATCTTTTACCCTTTGCGCTATTAGTTCTTCCTTTTCTGTGTCACGTTCAAAACTAATTGTAGTAACTCTTAAAAAGGGGTCGTGACTATCTACCTTATGTATTCCTAAATTATCCCACTCTTTTAACAAGTAGTCGGGAGTTGAAACCATGCAGTAAGCTAGCTCTGCTTTCGGTTTATCATAGAGCCACATATATGCCCTAAGTTGCCATTCGTATCCAGTTTTAACTGCGTCAATATCCTCAGGGCTTGCAGGGAACGTTTCTAAAGACCAACTAGACTTAATGTCAATAATCTTATCCTCTGCATTTATATCACACTCGCCAGTTATAAACTCATTCTCTAGCCTTTCTGTATTCTTTAGGTATAAAGTACCATGTACCTCATTGTAAAGGTCTATAGAGGTATCCTCCATGTCTATACCTTTAGTTAAATACTTCGAGTCTATTGTGGATTTGTAACCGAATAAGTCCTCTTTTACAAGTTCCTTAATGTAGGTCTTGCAAGTTGCTGACAATGTTTCACTTTTCTTTCTAGGGTTTGTCATAATTTTACCTAGTGCGCTGCTTCTAATTTTCATAATTTTAGTTTTTAATTGTTATTTGTTTTTAGTTTAATTTTGTTCCTGTTGATAATTCGTATAATTTCAATAAATCTTCAATTGTTTCTATTTCGAAATATAAGAAATCCAAATCCTCACGGTTTTCTTGGAGTATAGCTACGCAATAATCTGTAAAATTTTCATCAACTTCAACAATATCTACACATAATAAAGTTTCAAAATCAAGTCTTATTTTCCATCCGCATAAATTAGAATCATCTACTTCAAATCCTAATTTCAATAATGATTTTTCCGATAAAATAGTTTTTGTTTCTGTCATAGTTATTTTTTTATGTAATAGTTTTCTAATTCAAAAGCGTGAGACTTTTCTAATAGTTCTATGCGAGTTTCCTGTGCCTTGACTAATCCTTTGTATGCCTCTATTGTGCTTTCTAGGATAATGATTCTCTTATCTGCTTCTTTTAATTCGTTCCTTAGTATCGTTTCCATAGTTGTTATTGTTTTAGTTTTTTACCTAATTCTGTTACTTTATTATGCTGCTCTTTTGTTAAGGCAAAGTCTTTTATTATAGTTCTTAAATCTCCAATACTAGCTTTTAACATCATTCCAGAAAGGTTGCCATCTGTTATCTTTTCTTTTTGCTTAGGTTGTGGCGCTTCTGTATCTGCGTCCTTTGTATCGTCAATTAAAAACAATCCGTTAAGAGCGTACTTTCTCGCATAACTAGAGGAGCTGCCGAAAGACTGAGCTATATCCATTCCCTTTTTATTTGGGTTTATTCCTGCCTGTGCAGATACTGCTACCTCTTGGTCTTTCTCATTCTTTATAGTTGCTATTGCTTCTACAAATAATAAACCTCCGACTTCTAGTATATTGTCTGAAATATACAAAGTACATTTATTCTTTTTTAAGAGTGGTTTAAGTGCCTCTAAGACGTCCTCACAACTTCTGTACTTATACTTACCAAAACTGTTGTATTGGTTCTTAGGTGCTTTTAATTCGCTTTGAATGTTTAGTAGTTCTTTCATTTGTTTTCGTTTTTATGTTTATTTATTAGTTTTTGTTCTTGTGCTTCGCGTTCTGTCGCGTGGTGTGAGATGTCTTTTACTGTGTAAGTACCGTTATCCCAGTAGTCGGTTGTAAATACTTCGTAAAGGTCTTTATGTACTTTTTGCACCTCGCAAAGTGAGTGGGTTAGTTTTCTTTTCATTAGTTAAATTTTAGTTGTTTTGCCATTAATAAAGCGCCTACCAATATGTAAGCGTACTCGTGTCCTTCTCTTTGATACTTTTCTTTGAAAGTTTTAATCATAGCCTCAATAGATTCACATTGAGATTCTGTTTTAAGCGTTGCAATACTTTTGCAAATTTTGTTAAATGATGTTTCCATAGTGTTATAGTTTAAAAGTTTAATGCTTACTTACGCTTCTAGGTCTTATATCAAAATTATCAGATATAAATTCTACTACTGAATCTACAGAGTGAAAAGGTAAGTTTAAAATAATAGGCTCTTTGTCTTTCTTTAGCCAAATTGTAAAAGTGTTTAAGTTTTTCATAGTTTTATAGTTTAAAAGTTTTCAACAATATTAAATAGAACTTTTGGAATAAAAAAATTTTGGAGGTAGTTTTTTTAATTAGGCACAAAAAAAAGAGCTAACAAATGAATGTTAACTCCCTTTCCAAACTAAACTAAACTACGAATAAGCAAATATAATACTTTTTATTTAGTTACTGTTTTTAATGCTTATTTCTTTTGCTCTCTCTATTATATAATTGTCTACTTCTATATCTGCTTGTGTGTACATTCGCAGCATCTCCTCAAAGCTATACATTAAGTCGTGAGGGTCGTTAACTGGAAAGTAAGTACTGTATTCAATCTCCTCGTCTGAAAGCTCTATTCGCGTCATTTAAAATAGTGTGTTATATGTGAAACTCTACCCATGTCTTTAGAATGTAGAAAACCCTCTACAGCTACCATGTTACTATATCCGCTTTCTGCGTGCCACAAATCTGCTGAGCTAGGAGAACGTAAATAAGTTACATTGCAGCCTGTAAAATCCTTTCCACTTTTAAACTGTGTTTTGTCTTGATGGTGTACATGATGCAAATAAGCATATCTAAACTTAGTATCTGCCCACATCTGAGGCTGCTCGTTAGCCATTTGTAAAGGTAGATTTGACATTTTGCCTTTATGCCCATGTTCAAACTCTAGCATATTACTGTGAAACTGGTAGTACTTTCTATACTTTGGACTTATATCGAATGTAATATTTTTACTCTTTCTAAACCATGCCGACAATACAGAAGCTAAAAGACAACCACTCATTTCATCGTGGTTACTAGGACAATGTATAATGTCAACATCTGCAACCTTTATACATAACTCTATACATTTAATATAACAGTCCTTAGCAATGTTAAAAGCAGTAAACCAATTTACATCTGTGTCTTGAGGAGTGAATTTAGTAGTTGACTTACTAAGGTTATCGGTATTAAGTACATCGTTACCTATTACAAAAACAACCTTTTCAATATTAAAACCCGATGCCTTTTGTATTAGTCCCTTAGTTCCTTCTATTGCTCTTTCTACCGCTATCTTACTATTATAGTCTGCTCCTGTTAAGTGAGCTTCTGCGTACTTGTTTATGTGTAAGTCAGCTATATCTATTACTAATAAATGTCCATCCTTTGACTTGCTTCGCTTTATAGTAGGGTACTTTGGCGAGTATTGTTCTAGCTCTTTTATTAAGTCCTCTGCAAATTTGTTTTTTGCTTCAGTCTTAAAGTTAGGATTCTTGAAAAATAAGCTAGAGTTTTCAGTTTTAAACCATCCATGTTTTACATCGTCAGGATTAATGCCTGCTGCAATGCTTTCCTCTTTAATCCTTCTGTATTTCTCAATAAGGTCTAGCTCGTCCTTTTTTAGTCTTAGTCTTTTGTTTCCTCTCATAGTCGCAAATATAATAAAAACTATTGTTTATAATTTCGCCTCAGAACTACAAAGAACAAAGCAGCTAGTATAACTATTAAAATAATATTAAATCGGTTATCCTTCTCTATTACTTTAATCTTATCAACTGGCACTAAAACCTCTTTTACAATAGTGTCTCCTTTACATTCTACCTCGTGGTATATCTCTTGTCTTAAAGTGTCGTAAAAGTACTTTAGAAGCACTCTAGAGTTATCTATGACTGTTATACTGTCTGATGTGTAGAAAGTTGCTGTAGTGTCATGAATGTAGCTTTCTATTATAACTGTGTCTACTACCTTTATAGTATCCTTAATTACTAAGCCATGTTTATAAGCGTAGTTTTCTGCTCTTTTGACTTTTCTGTTAAGTCTGTTTTGTGGCGAGCAGGATATAAAGAATATACAAAGGAGGAGTATTCTCATTTGCGATTTAAACCTATTAAAGAGTCTTTGCTTCTTAACAACAATAAACCTAATGCAGCCACTGCTCCTGCTTCTGTTTCTGTGTGTCCTTTGCTAACGTAAAGCGTTACTGCTATACTTAGAATAGTTAATCCCATCATTGTAGTTACTATTCCGTCTTTGAATAATCGTTTCATAATTTTTGTTTAATCAATTTGAAAATGTGCGCCATCCTTTCCCCATAAATCTTGCCCCCAATTAAGTATTACTCCATAAGATAATGCTACATCTTGTAAATGTCTAGCTATTGGTTCTAGGTATTTTAAATCCCAATTTGCCCGACCATCAAAATAGCAATAGATATCAAATGCACGTCCAGTCATGTGGTAACTTTTAAGCGTCCAAGTAATACGACTCTTGTCGGGTCTGCCCTCTATTCCTACTATTCCTTTTTCGATTAGTTGCTCAGTTGTTCGACCTCTAGCATATAGTTCTTCTTGTCTGCGGTAAGTTCTAAAACCACCATCTCTAGGGATACCAAAATCATAAGGAGAGTCCTTAATAGCCTCCTCTAAAATAGTTTTAAGAATGGGTTTTATGTCCTTCATTCTCTCCTTACTTCTCTTGCTAAATCTATACATCTATTTATTTATAAGTATGTCAAGTTTTCCGTTAATTGTAGAGATGCCTATTTTAACGTCGGATAGTTCCTTATTAATTGTGTCTAATTCTGTTTTATTCTTTTCCTCGTTCTTCTCCATTCGGCTGTGTATACCTGAGAACTTTTTGAACATTACCGACTCGTTTTTATCGATGTCTCTTTTCATTTGTCGTATCTTATCCTCTTGGCTTTTGTCAGACATAACCATCTTCCAGTAAAAACCAAGTGCAGAGCCAACTCCCACCACAATGTAAATAACATCCTTTAAACTAAAAATTGTATCCATCGCCACCATCTACATTCTATTTATTTAGTTATTTCTTTGCTTCTACTTTTATTTCTATTTCTTTGCTCCAATCGCTTGTAGACATTAATTCAAGACATTCTGCATGACTTAAAACTTGTAAAGGTTTAACAGAGCCATCTGAAATAAATGTAGGCTCTTGTTTCTGCCACTTAATTACAAATTTAGAATTATCTAAACTTAATCTAATAGTTTTACTAGATGTTTCTTGAATTTGAGTAAAATCAATTTTCTCTATATCTTTTACGCTTATTATAGCGTATGTTTTGTCGTTATCTTTCATTAAGGTACATTTGTAGAATAAGCTACTCCATTATTTAAAGTTCCATCGTTTCCACCGCTTCCGCTATCTGTTGCAGTTGTTCCGCTTCCTTCCTCAAATCTATACCAAGCTATTGGAGAAAGGCTTGTTAAGTCACTTGGTGCTGATGCAATGCTTGTTATTTCTGTTGGTGTTAGTATTTTATCAAATAGACTTACTTCGTCCACTAAGCCTAAATAATTGCCCGTAGATGTAGTAGGTTTTACCCTTCCGATAGTTAAGTCACTTTCATAGACTCTAGTAGAAACAGCGGTTAAAAATGGTACTGGTGTAGAGGCTGCAAATATTTTCACCCAATTTTGAGCCACTCCATTTAAATAAGCGTAAATGTGCTTTGTAGTTACGTTGTAGGTGATGCAAATGTGTTGCCACCCAGCACCCTCAAGAGTTGTGTTGTCTACATAATAGGTTGAAAAGTTAGCTCCAGTATTATCAAAACATTGTATAGCTATTTGTAATGTTGAGCCATCTTTATAAAATCTACCAAGAGTTTCATTTGGAACACTTGTATTACTTGGGGTGATAGACATTGGGAAATGTGCGGAGAAATTAGAATAGCTACCATTAAAGTTTACCCACCCAGAAAGAGTTATATCTGAAGCAATTATTTTACTGTTAGTAGAAACATAATCATCCACACCATCAAAATCTAGCGAATAGGTATTTAAGAAAGGTGCGCCCCCTCCTGCGCCTACTACTAGACCGCTGTTTATTTTATAGCCATAACCGTACATAAGCCTACTTTAAAATAGCTACTACTGAGCCACTTGTTAAAGTTATAGCGCTAAAGTAATCGCCTCTTTGTGGTGTTATTAGTACTCCTGCCTTTACTCCTGTAGCAGGGGTTGTGATATAAGAAGCAAGTACATCCGTAGCTGTGTCTCCGTTTACTTCTATTCTAGCTATTACTGTATCTTCGGCTATGTAATAAGAGTCTGCATTTAATACTTTCTCTGCTGTGTCGTTTATTATAACGACTCCGTTAATTGCAATTAGTTCTCCTGAGTTTGTCATTTTATTTATTTATTATGTTTGTGGTATTTGGCATTCATCGTATTGTAAAGGTTGTTTAAGTTGCATTGACATAGTCCACCCTGTTAATGTGTCATCGAATCTCTCTGTAAAGCTGCTTATACTTCCCGACTTTTCTATTTTTACAAACTTCCAATTATCAGTATAGAGCTTTTCAAAATATGCAATAGTATCTAAAAGAATTAGTAGAGTATCGCTCTTAACTTCTGTTTCAACAGTTCCTTCATTTGCTTTGTCCATGACTAAGATATTAAAACCGTTGGTTATAAATCCTTCTCCAATAGTTGCAGGGCTGTCTTGTAAAAACAACATTGGATAATTTAATTCTGCTAAAGTCTCCTTTTGGACAATTTCCCATAAATCTCCCGATTTAAATTCGTTTATTTGTCTGTGAGCGGTTGCAAAGTCTTGGAACTGTTTTATTATCTGATTGTAGGTTATTTTCATTTCTAAACTTTCTTAGCTTCTTGTCTACTATACTAAATTTCTTTACTTTATTTTTTGGCATATCTTTTTTAATCGTCGCAGCAATCTCTAAGGTAGTCAAAACCACTACCTCTCATTTTACCACCTCCCAAGTATAAGCCACCTGTAAAAGCTGAGTTACTAGGGAAGATGTCATCTGTGTCTGAGTTACTAGTATATAATGGAAATAGTGTATGATTAGCTACAAGGTAATTAATTATATCTTCGGCAAACATCTCAGCTTTATCTCGCCACCTGTTTAATAAATGGTTAAGGTCATCGAAAGAGGTTGCTTGACTGTTCTCTGAGGTCTGTTGCACTACTCCTTTGTTTCTGTACTTAAAAGATAGTATTGGTGTCATCTCGAAAACTAAGTATTTTAATAAACAAGGTGCTATATATGTATTAACTAATATAAGGTCGTTTCCTGCGAGAGTTCCTGCTGCTGCTTTGGCTATTATATCGTCAAATAAGTTAGTGCCTAGAATCGGTTTTATATACTCGCGCTGACTTGTCCAAAGCGCATCTACCATGAGCCTTTCGTCTACATTGTCATCTAGGATGCTATTAGACTTTATGTAGTCCATATCTATTAGTAAAGTTCTAGCCATTGTTTTTCTCTTTTACTTCTCTCCTTATTGCTTTTGCTCTTTTGCTGTGTGGTCGCATTATAATAAATTCTATATCCTCCTTTAATTCCTCTGCTACTTTTACTGCTGCTTCCTTTTTAAATTTTAGCCTTTGGTAACTACTAAGCATCTTTTTTAACTCTAACTGTTCTAGCACTCCAAACGTGTCGGCAGTAGGGTACTCTGTTACCGTTCCTATTCCACCAACCACCTCGTTTACTCCATAAATCTGTACCTTGAGCGTTTAATCCCTCTCCTTTACTGCCTGCTACAGAGTCTCTAAACTCGTTTATTTGCTCATAAGTCCAAGACCTGTCTCGAGATAGTTGCACCATTCTTCTACAGAAATCTCTAGTACCTTCTATTACATCAGGACCGCTTACATCTGCTCTTAGTTTGTATTTATAAACTGTTATAATCTCCTCTATTCCGACTGGTGTTTTTCCTACTGCCTCCTCGCCTTTGTCGGTTACATTTATTTTGGTTTTCTTTAAGTCCAGTAACCCCCTTTTAACTAGGTCTTTAATTCTTTGTTTTACCTCTGCTTCTGTTTCTCCGATTTGCTGTGCTATCTCCTCTGTAGTAGTTTTTGGGTTAGCCTTTATTATGTCTATAACTTGCGAGTCTATACTTCCAATGTCGGCAAAGTCAAAAGGGTTATAGTCTAATTCTCTCTCACTTATAAATTCTAGGTCTTCGTCCTTATAACCTATGCTTTCAAGCTGTGACCAAAACAATTCCTGTGTATCTTCGTCTTTAAATACTTGCTCTGTTTTCTTTTCTAAAGGCTTTTCTAATGGCTTATATCCTGCAAGCTCTCTAATTTCGTCTGTAGTTAATACTGATACTAAAGTACTCTCTGAAATCTGTACTTTAATTGGCGCTATCTTTTCTATTCTAAGACCACTCGGCATTCCTAACAATAGAGCAAAGTCATTAAATAGCTTTTCGTACATTCTTTGTGCAGGCTCAATATAAGAACTATTCATAGCCTCTATAGCTACTCTAAGTTCATCTGCGTTATTGCTAAACCCTGTGTCTTGAGTCTTAATAAATACAGAAGCATCTACTCCATGAGCTGTGAATATTTCGTCTTGTATCTGTTGGTTAAGATTAATAAACTTGTCATCCTGACCGTTAGGATTGGTGCTTATTATCTCAACTCCCTTGTCTTTTCCATCGTCAAAAATAATAACTGGTTCGCCTGCATTATTGCTTCCGTGATGCTTATTTTTAATCTGTTTTTTAATATATGCTTGCGCCTCTTGAGTAGGTTGTCCATTGTGGAAATTCCAAATCGTACCACCTGAGTAACCATTTCTGGTATTGTTTAAAACATAGTTAGCCACCTCATAGTCGGCTGCGATGTACGGCACTCCTGCCACATAATTAGGAAGAGGATATTCTTTTAAGTTTGGTCTATAGCACTTATAGTAACAAATATACCTTTCGCCTCTGACAGCAGAGCCATCAAAAGGGAAAGAGGTTAAAGTTTCAAAGTCCTCGTTACTTGTCGGCTTCCTACTTGCCCAGTCGCTTGTATAGAAATAAGTGTCCTCCTCAACTCCTACTCTAATAGCTCCAAAATCAATATGATTAATTATAAGACCTTTGCCATCTTTAGTAACTATTACTTCTAAAGCATAACCTCCGAAAAGCTCATTGTCTTTAACTATCTTTTTTGTAAGCTCAAATAAAGAGTCGCTGCCTACATGATTTATAAAATTTTCTAGTTTTACTTTATCCTCAAGTGTTCTAACTGTTTGGTCTACTTTCCACCCTCTACCGCTTATGTAGTTAGTCTTTCCGTT